CCATCATTACTCTCCTTTATTGCTTTTGCTAAATCAAAAACATAATTATCCATAGTATTACATTCTATTTTATGTTTTTCTAATTGATTTTGAAATTCATCTACTGTCATCATTGATACAGTTTTTAATGCACATTGCATTCTCCATTCTTCATCTGTTGGCATTTTATTCTCCTAATAAGGTAATTGTTTTGTTGGTGTAAAAGTAATCTTGCCATCTTTATCTTTTGATAGCCAACCATTACCAAGCCATTTATCTTTGAAACTATCATTACCTTTCATTTTTTCTAAGGTAATTGTTGTATCTATTGATACTCGTGTAGCTTCACTTATCAAAACTTTTTGTGTTGGGTGATCTTCAGGTTTCATATTATTCTCCTATTGCTGAAATTAGTTTGCTTGATACTGCTTCGACCAATGACTTACGATAGTGCAGCATTGGCTCTATATACTCATTGATCTCTGCCACAGTTGGAAAAAACTTGCAGTTCATAATAACTTTATCACAAGCATACTTCATTATGTCTGCAGGTACATGCTCGAACTTCTTGGCATACACTCTTGCTTTGAATGCTAAGTCTTTTTCTGTTAAGTGGCTCTGCTTGGCTGTGCATACCATGACTTCCATGAGCCATTGATGTATGTCTTTGGTATCAGCTACAGTCATACACTCTTCCATAGCTTTGATAACTTTAGTACGATTATCATACAAGTCATTAGCAATGTCTGATATAGAAGCTAACTCCCAACGAAAGAACATATATTGATTGTTAGTTTTCTCAGTTATCTTTGAGTTGATTATGGACTCTAAGATAGAAACTGTCGCTTTCGTTACTTTGTTTGGGTCTGATCCTGCTTGTTCGACTAGTGTTTTTGCGAGTGAGTTGTTTCTTACACCATTCGCAATAGACTGTATTCCAGTCTTCTTTAGAATACGAGTTTGTAATATAGAAATGTTTGAAGTATTTGATTTCTCTGTCATGGTTGACCTCCTTGTATTTGTTAATTACTTCTTGGCTTGGTTGCCATTCGTTAGTTAGTTTCGGCATTGTATTCTCCCCAGTATTCATTAAAGAATTGTTCTGCGAAGAAGTCACACCACTCTTTTTCATGCTGAAGTTTTGGTTTCATTTTATAATTAACGAATCTTTTTACTTCAGCCACATCTTCAGACTCACTTATTTTTACAAAGAGTCCTTCGATTTCTGATACCTTTTGTTCATATTCTAGGTATACATTATTTTGTAAGTTAGCCATTTGCACCTCCTTTATTCAAATAAGTATCTGCTAATCTATGTGGTAATACAATATCCATATTACATTTATCACAACATATACCATCAGCAACTGGTTGAGCATTATTGCCTTGATCCCATATTACTTTGCCATTGTCATCATAATGAATATCTATTTCACCTTTACAGATGATACATTTTAGGTCTGTCATTTTAGTATCTCCTTTACTATTATATCTGGTAGAATCATAACCCATCTTGGTTCACCAGTTTTTCTTTTATACAAAGCAATATCTTTTCCTTGTAAGACTTTGAAAACACTAGGAAATTTATCTACTGCTCTGTATTTTATTTCAACTACATACTCTTTATCATTGATAATTAGTTTGATGTCACCAGTATGTTCACCACCAAGACTACCTGATAGTGGAACTTTTTTAGCAGGTAACTTCCATGAGTTAAATAGTTTTACAAACCAGTTCTCATGGTAGTTACCTTTACGTTTACTCTTGCTCGGCATTTGCAATCTTATTTCTAAGTGCATTTAACTGTAAATAAACTTTATCATCAAGATCATCTTTATAAAAATGTTTGATCATAAATTTTAATACTGCCGACATAGCTGATATTTCATCTTCATTAAATTGTAACTTATACATTTAAAACTCCTCATCTGTTGCTGTTATAGTTAAATAAACCTGCAATGCTTCACACCAACAAAGCAGGTTAAATAGTCGTGGCTCAACTGCTAGTCGTTCCCATTGACCAAACAGTTTGGTATCAACACCAATCTCTAATGCTAATTTTTCTTGTGAAAGCCTTCTCATCTTACGGAGAAAGACTAATTTTTCTATTATTGATTTGTATTGATACCTTACTGTATTCTTCATTTGAAGTTCATGTGTTTGACTGCTGCATCATCAAGTATATCTTCAATCATAACACTTGCTTGTCTATCAGCATATTGTCGTTCATGCACTTTGATAGTCATAGCAGTCATTTTATTAACCCATGATTCCTCATTGAGTCCACTACGATCAACTCCAAGTGCAGCCATATGAGTATAGATAAGCCTATACTCAGGTGGCAAAGCAATACTTGCAATCGATCTACAAGTAGATAACTCTTGTTTTCTGAAACCTAATAGTGTCATTGTTAACCTCCATTTTATTAGATTGTTCCGTAACTTCCTTTCATATAGAACATTGAGTTGGGTCTGTTCATATATGATAGCAACTTACTGTTTCTTTCGACAGTAGTTTTATGTTTATTTTTCACTTCTTGTGGGTGAGATATCCAATCAGTTACTGCATTGTATAGACCCCACTTGTTACAACCAATGTCTTTTTGATATCTTGCCCAAGTATCCATGAGAGTTTGAAACTGTCTTTCATTACGATACCTGCCATCAACAGTTGGTCTTGGTGTGTAAGTAAGTTTATTAAACATTTCATTTGCGTCATGGTGTGTAACTGGTGTGTTGTACCATGCACGATAGCGCTCTTCATTACATTGAAACTCCTGAATCAAATGTTCAATATGTTCAAACTTATAATAGAACTTGCCATTATGTTTTTGTTGATAGTTGGCAATCTTATCAGCAGTAGTACAACCATTCTTACACCATATTCTAAGTCCATCTGCTGTAATCATAACAGACCATACACCATTGTAAGAGTTACGAACTGTGATACGAAATGCAATATAATCTTGAAGAGCAGGGTCTTGTATCTTAATATCTTTACAAGTAAATGTAGCTTTCATCATTGCACCATTTTGCATCATGGTTATCTGTGGCACAAAGTCCGTTGATACTTTTTGCATCATCTCATAAATAGGATCAATGATAGCTTTGTGTTCTACTGGTCTGTATGCAGTCGAATGATTGCCAAGATATTCCATTGTATCTGTTCTAACTATCATCATACGATCATGGCACTTGACTAGTTTGGTTTCACAATCATCATCATATGTACCTGCCATTGATATCGTATCAATTGGAAAGTCATAGTCACCTAAGATTGTTTGTAAGTTATTGATTTGTGTTATGTGATTCATGTTAACCTCCTTGGTGAATCATAGTTATATCTGAAGCAATGACTAATGCAAAGATGAAACCAATCCACATTATTATGACAAATACAATGTGAAGTAGCCACCATGCAATCATATTATTTTCAAAAAAGTCGTTTAATTTTTTTATCATATTATTTTCCTTTCGATTGTGTTTACTGCAAATATACAAATCTACAGCCTGATGTTTGGATCAACCACCTGACTTTGATAATCAAGGGGAGTTGAGGATTAGTGCAATAAGCAAGAACAAAGCCACAGTGGTTGACAGAAAAAAAGGACAGATTGCTCTGCCCTTTTATTAGGTTAGATAGTTTCTTGGATAGGCTTGTAATTCTTACCTAAGATTGCTGCAGCTTCATTGAGTATCTGAGAAACATCTTGCTTAGAAGTCTTTGCTCTTGGCTTCCAATCTTCATCAGTTACTGCCTTGTAAACTGCCTTATCAGTCTCAAATCTAACAGTAAGTTCGGCTAACTCATCTGACATTTTTTTGTAGATATCAACAGCAAATGCCAACTTTTTGTCAACAACTTCTTGTCCCTCACAAGGGGTTAGACTAGCGATCTTAGCCCTTTGATCTGACATTTGGTTCTCCTTATACTCTAAAGAATTGTTAGATGAGTAACAAGCGTCACCTGCTATTGATTCCCTTAAATAAGCATTTTGTTCGCCATTGTGGAAGGTCACCACAGCAAGTTTCAACTTAAATAATTCAGTAGATGTAATATTTTTGATTTTCATAATTTTCTCCGTTTGTTAAGTTAATATGGTCACAACGACCATGCTGACACAAAACCACAACTTTACTGGATAATACAAAAATCTAGGTGGTAGATTCGACACGCAACTCGTTGCGTTCTTGTCGAATCACCACGCTTATTTTTGTATTACATCTTGTCGCATGGCGAAATAAACAAAGCGTGCGACTCTATCGGTCGCACACAGTTCGCCAAGCGATCCTAAGCAAAGTAGTGGTAAAGTGTCTGCATGATCAGTTCGTTGTGAACAGATTAACGCAGACAAACGGTCTTAGAAAATTACAGAAAATCGGAAATATTCCTTACATCTGCTAGAATTATTTAAGTTTAAACTTGATGTGTTTTTAGTGAGCTTTCACAATTTTTAGTAGGCGAACAAACTTGTTTAATGCTTATTTAAGCACAGGAATCAATGCTTGGCAGGAGGCGCTATGTTACCACTAACAATTCTTGAGTTAAGGTGTACCAAATGTTCAAAGGGGTATGATTGCTAGTCTTAGCACTTGTGGCAAGAATTGTTGGCAGAAAGTTGTCTCGCATTTGTTTGATAGATACAAACAAATGGTGTTAGCCAACTTTCTTTAGATTTGTAAGACTGATCAGTTTCAAGGTAGTATCTGTTGACGATTGGTTAGACAAGGCACTTCTAAGTGAGATTCAGATACTCCTTGAAGCTAATCTTAGGTAAGAATATACAACCTCCAAGAACTACTAAGCAAATAAAAGGCATTGCAGAGCAATGTCGCTTTTATTTGGTCAAGCACAAATAAATAAAGCCATGCCCTTCGGCATGACCTTATTATGCTTTGTGCTTGAGTAGTTCTACAAGGTTGTACATACCTTGGTTTGGTTCTTTGTCGGAACAAAGAACTCGTATCAGGCACAAGTGTGTGTTTCTCCTGTAAGTCTTTGTTTTAACACAAGAAAAAAAATGCCCTTGACAGGGCATTCCCACTTGTCCCATAAAGGGGGGACAAGGGGGGTTTTCGTGTTAAAACAATATAGACTTACAAAGAAACAAAAGACACTTGTTGATACGATCGTAGCATTCGGTTGTAGTGTCAAAGAGGCAAGTGCAAAGTCTGGATACGCTGAGGGTGAATCAGGAAGAGTGACTGCCAGTAAGACTTTGCGTTTGCCTCATGTGCAAGAGTATATGCAACAATGTATACGACAGAGCATTGGACTAAATGCTACGATTGCTTCAAGAAAAGTACTCGACTTAGCAAGTAATGCTAAGTCTGAGTACGTACAGCTTGAAGCAAGTAAAGATATACTTGATAGAGCAGGGTACAAACCAGTAGAAAAGAACATGACACTTGTGCAGGGTAATATCTCTGTAAACATAGACTTGACTTGACTAGGGGGACTAAAAAATGCAGACTCAACACATGACATGGTCTTACACAGACAATAATATTCAAAAAGGCTCGTAATGGCTAAGACACCTGCATGGACACGAAAAGAAGGCAAGAATCCTAAAGGTGGGTTAAATGCTAAAGGTCGTGCCTCATATAAAGGTGGCACATTAAAGCCTCCAGTAAAATCAGGTGATAATCCTAGACGTGCAAGTTTTCTTGCTCGAATGGGCAACATGAAAGGACCAGAGAGAGATGCTAAAGGAAAACCTACTCGTTTATTACTA